TTGGCCGAGAGCATGGCCGAGCGTGGCGGCCTCTCTTGCAAAATGAGTTTCGCCACACGTCCCGAGGAGATGGTCTTCCTCGGCATGCGCCCCTATCCAGTGGCCGTCTACGACGGCAGCCACTGGCGCAAACAACTGCGATGGGGAAAACAATTGGGCCGGTGCATGTACAAGATGGGATGGCAACTGCAGCCAACCGTCGACGGAGCCGCATGGATCAAGGGCGTCGCTTGGGCAACGCTAATCGGAGACGGCCACGTCCCGATACTGCGCGCCCTCGCCCTGGCGGTTATGCGGCGCACCGAAGGGGTGTCCATGAAGATACCCACCGACCTCTGGAAATACCGGCTCCCGGAGGATCGCAAACAATGCGTCATCATCGGAGAGACCTATGCGATGATGCAGCGCGTTTACGGGGTGAGCGCCCAACAAATCGAGAGCGCGGAGGATGCTCTCCTCCGCGCTCCCGCGCTGCCATGCGTCGTCCAGCACCCTGTACTGGATCAGATCATGGCAGTCGATGCTGCCGATCTTTGAGGCGGGGCCTAGCCCCGACCTCGCCGTTGTCCTCCGGGCAACGGCGCAGCCAAGAGCTGCGGGTAGAAAGTACTGATGATCGCGAAACACTCAGAAAGTGTGTACAACAGTAAATCCCAAGAGGATCAACATCATCTCGAACAGCAATCACCCAACCACAATTAAACGAGCCCCCGAAATCAGTTGCATTACTATATTAATTGACCATACCGATGGAACAACTGAACAACACTCCATACACCGGGCGGGAGCAAGCCACCCGCTCAATCATGGCTTACTTGGAGGCAAAGAGGACGGAGGCGAGCGGCAAGGTCCCGGAAGCATCGTTAGCTTTTGCTCTAGCGTTGGCGATGCCGCACGACTACCCAGCGTGGCGGATGCCCCAGGTTTACACCTGCACCCAGAGCGCCCTGGCGCAGCCGTGGAGCGTCGACGAACAGGATTTCAGCTTGCCCCAGCCCCTCTCGGGCACAGGCACGGTCGGTTTGCCCGATGGTGAGATGTTTCTCGCCGTCACGCGCAGTCCAATTTACGCACGTATTCAGTACTGGCCCAACCCGAGCAACAACCTAGTCACGTATGCCGCCAGGTTTTGCTACGATCCCATCATCGAGCAGCCGCTCTACGGCGGGCCGGACGCCAATCCGGTCGGATTCATGCCGCAGATGTATCTACTTGCCACGCCTGGCGAGCAGGGCACACCGACAGTCGACTTGAACTTCGTGGGATTTGAGGCAAGCAGTGGTGACAAACCGCACGGCGAATTCTTGTTCGCGGCCGCGCATAAGGGAAGGCGATGCTTTTTCGCACCTTCCGGCACCATCACAGACATTAACGAGCTGGAGTTCAATGTCACCGTGGTGAATGCTGCCACCGGCGCCCCGGCCGACATCACAGCCGGGGAGGTGCGGTTCTCCCTACACCACTACATCCTTGTCGGTGAGGAGTGGGTGGAACATGGGACCAACCCCACTGAGGTCATTCCAACCGGAGCCAACTCTCGCACGGTGCAGATGAAGTTCCAAACCACCCCGACCGCGGACCGGGTGCACGTCGGTGCATACCACGCCTACGCCATCTCGGCGAGCTCCACTGTGAGCACGCTGGCCCTGAAGTTGGTGTGCGGTTTCAGACACAACACGCCCACCTATTCGCACTATGCGCTCCCCCACCTCTACGAAAAGCGGAACGTCGTTGGTGCGCTTCGCCCCGTTGCAGCCGCCGCTATGCTCTCCCCGAACTCTGCCACCTTTCAGCGGCAAGGGCTCGTGCGAGGGCTTCAATTGCCGCCGGGGCAAATGTGGACCAGTGCGGCAGCCGGGGGTTTCAACGCCCTGAACTCCGCCGAGGGGATGTGGAACGGGCCATGGGAGAAGGGAATCTACGGCTTTCTCAAGCCGGTAGGCATCAATGAATTTGAAATGCGTTCCCCCTTTCTCCGCTTGGCCGATTTGGGACCCACCGCGCCAGTCGTCGATGTGGATTACCCGCTCATTGCACCTGGCGGAACTCTCGTCCTATACGCAAAAACTGACTTGCAGACCTTGGGCTCCGGCGATTTGTTGTACGCCGCCGGACAATCCTACACTACCACCCTTCGGTGCGTAGAGTTCCGCACCCTCGACACTTGGTTCAAGCAGGACGTGCCAAAGCTGGACCAGGAGGAACTGGAGATAGCCATGCGCATGATCACGCACTTGCCGCAATTCCATGAGAACCCGCTACACATAGCGGCCATTACCGGGTTCTTAAAGGCAGCGCGATTTGCGGGAGAAATGGC